GAGGTTTTGTTTTGCCAAAAACCTAGGGAGGTTTTGTTTTGCCAAAAACCTAGGGAGGTTTTGTTTTGCCAAAAACCTAGGGAGGTTTTGTTTTGCCAAAAACCTAGGGAGGTTTTGTTTTGCCAAAGTAAAGGATAACCCCATTCGTCAGTTTAGAGGCCAATAATAGGGAATTTGAGGAGGGTTGACACTGGTTTTAGTAGATTCCCATTGTGACCATCCCCTCAAGCCCTCAAACCCCGTCATCCCCGTGTGGTTTTCAGCCCTCCCATTAGATCTAATGGAGGGGGGATCTTCATCCTTCTATGTCACACCAAAAATTTGTCACAGTGAATTCTGTCACAGTGAATTCTGTCACAGTGAATTCTGTCACACTGAATTTTGATCACAGTGTTTTTTATTAATCTTCTATTATGTTTTAGTGTGACAGCGATTATCTCGTTGTTTGTATCATAACCTGATACCATTTTAAGGATTTCTTAACTATCCCCCAAAGCCACACCCCATAAAGGTTAGAGCCATTTTACTGCTGTTGAAGAAAAAATCATATTATTTTAAGAGTCCAACACCTTCTCCTCTGTCACACTGAATGCCATTGGGTTAAGGTTACGGGAAATAATAGCTTTACCCCCACTTTACCCCCATGACACACTGAATAACTTAAACCCTGTGAAACATGACACACTGAATAACTTAAACCCTATGGCACTCGCTCAACTTCTTAGATTTTGATCTATGTCGACATCCTTAGAAAAAAATGTCCATCTTGTCTTCTTTGTTGTTGCGGGGTAACGCAAAAAGGGTGTTATCCCCGCACTGTATAGCCTGTAGCCCGCTTGATGTCACGGTCTGGTATTGTCCCCGTCGATTTAGGGCGATCGCCCCCTGTGTTGACGCGAAAATAGCGGGAGACATCCTATAAAACCCATTTAACAATTCCCGAAAAACAAAAAGGTGATGAGGTTGCAAAATGGGTGCAATTAGTAGCACACCCCCTATATCCCAAAACTTGTAATTGCCTTGATATTGTCCAGTGGATAGTCTGGATGGTTTCTGTAAATCCGTTCTCTGCCATAAAATCTTTGATTCTGGGTGACTCGATCAACTACATACACTTTGTCCCCTTCTCTTTTAATAAGTTTGCGGACATTCCTGAGATACTTGATCTCCCTCACTACGACGTTTTGACCAGGAGTGTGAAAGATGACGGAATAGTGGCTGTGGGCTTTCATAATTGGCGATCTCGCCTAAAATCAATTCTAATGTTATAATTAAATATCCCCACGATGTTTCCGCATCAGGGGACGTGAGTTCACCTAAACTAAAGACAAGAGGCAAACTATGTCAAATCTTATCACAACCAAATACAATAACGTCGCTATCTCTACAAGAGATTCCGATGGGTGGGTCAACCTGACTCAGATGTGTCAAGCCGATGGAGTCAAGTTTAACGACTTCCTCCGACTAAAATCTACAAAAGCCTACGTCTCAAGCATGGTAGCTGATACGGGGATTCCCGCATCACAAATTATTGAAGTTGTCAAAGGGAAGTTTTCAGACGGAAGGCAATAAGGAAGTTGGGGACACCCTGAGATTGCACTTTTGTTAGCTCAGTGGATCAGTCCTGAGTTTCATCGGTGGTGCAATGCTCACATCTTTGTCCTGTTAAAAGACGGTAAAACTTCCCTGGACACCGACCCGTTTGCTCGGATGCTGGAAATCATGGGAGAAAACTATGGCGATCTTGATAATCAGATTTTAATTGATAACCGCTTCGTTAATATCGAGGCTTACTCTAGCTGGTCTGTTGACGCGGAGTAGGGACAACAAAGCCAGATTCCGGTGCGATCGCCACAAGAAAAATCACCCTACCACTCCCGACTTGTTTGATGATTGACTAACGGCGATCGCAATCGCAAACCAATTTAAGGCATGACTTTGGTTGGTATTGTGGTAAAATCAATGGGTTAAATAAAATCTCGTTATGTCTTTCAATGAAAAACAATAACACCTACCTGATCGCGTTTATTATAGCCATTTCGGTCTTGACCCTCTGGATTAATGCCATAAATCTCGCCCATCACTTCTCTTTTCAAGGGAAGAAGGTTCAGGCTCTTGAATTGGTGGCAAATGGCGAAACCCCTAAAACAGAAACGAGTCCGAAGCGTGGCAATGGGAGACGTGAAGCATAAATGGAAAAGTTAAAAGCCTTTCTCAAAGCCCGAATCATGGGGAAAAGGCTGTTAACCATAAACCCTAGATCGGTGCAGTCCGAGTTACAGCTTACCCCGTTAGAATTTTGGGAGTCTATGGATCAATTAAAAGCCGATCAACAGATTAATTTCTACCAAACTAAAGGTAGTAGCGTAACCATCTATCCCGCAGCTATTCTCCTCGAATGAATAACTGCCTAAAATGCCAGATCCCTCTCAAAAAGAATGGGATGGCTTCTGGGAATAGACAAAAATGGAGATGCCGAGACTGTGGGTTTAGTTTTACCGAGAATCCACAGCTAGGGGGAAGACCTCGGATATTTGAAGATCACGTCTTGACCACTGCCGAACAAACAGCCCGACACCGGAAAAAGAAAAAGCTCAAGTTAACGGGATTATTGGTGGAGACATTAAAAGACAAGGGATCTGTGTCAATAATGCAGATAAAGTAATTTGACATCCGCCCCGCCGTAAAACGGGCGGGGATTGATAAGTTTAAATAGTGAATTAATGCAAACTATCCCATTAACAAAGTTTAGAAATGAGCTACCCAAGTTTAAAAGGCAAGCTCAATAGGGGTTTAATCCTAGGCTTTTTAATATTCAGATTATTTTAAATGTTATAATTAATTAGTCCCCAAGATGTTCTCTCATCTGGGGACTATTCAAATTTAAGGAATTATATGAATTATAACATCATTCCGTTCGACTACAACGGGGTCAAGATTCAAGTTCGGGAATCTGACGGATGGATAAACCTGACCGAGATGTGCAAAGCCTATGATGTGAGGCTCGACAACTGGATGCGGTTGAAAAGCTCAAAAGCTGAACTAGAAAGCCTCGTAAACTCCCCCAATCTTAACTACCTCAGATGTGAGGGAGTTAGCTCAAACCCTTACGGTGCAATCCTTGAAACAAAAGAAGGGAAGAAAGGTGGAACATGGGGTCATCCGTTACTCGCAGTCAAAGTTGCCCGATGGATTAATTCTGATTTTGCCAACTGGCTCGATGCTCATAGTCTCGTTCTACTAAGAGACGGTAAAACTTCCTTAGACACCGACCCGTTTGCTCGGATGCTGGAAATCAGGGGAGAAAACTATGGCGATCTTGATAATCAGATTCTAATTGATGACCGCTTCTATGATGTGGACACTTATTCTACTTGGACTCTTGACTCAGGGGAGTAGATAGCGATCGCACCCTCTGGATTGAATGCCAGAGGGTGCTATTAACCATTAAGACTCCCGTTGGCTTTAAGTAGGCGATCAGCAACCCATCTATATATTCAGTTAATCAAATACTCAACACCCCTTTATCCGCAAGATGATAAAGGGGTTTATCTTGTCAATCAAGCCGACCGATAAGTTTTGGTTCTATACCAGAGAATGCTTTGAACCGATCTAAAATTACAGTGCAATACTTGGGAGATAATTCAAATCCAAAAACTGTGCGATCGCCTTCCATTTTTTGTGCAGCAATTATTGAGGGTGCGCTACCGAGAAACGGATCAAATATTAAATCATTGTCGTTGCCATACTTCTCAAAAAACCAGACGCACAAGTCTGTTGGCTTTTGTGTGGGGTGTATTCTTTTTCGGTCAAACTCTTTTTCTGTTCCAAAAAACCCAGCCCACTGAATCCTTGCAATCTCTCTTTTATGGGGTTTCTTACTCCAACATAATTCAAAACAACTACCAAACCGAGAATCTAATGGCTCATGAACCCTTTTATCCCAGACAAGAAAAGCCCCATTATTTTTATTTGGGATGTGTTCAGAATAGTAGTCAGCACCCCACCAAAAAGATTCCCTAACCGAATCAAATAACATCATAAGAGATCGAGGATCAAAAGGTTCCGAGTCTCCTATAACCGGATCATACGCGCCACCTTTAGAAACAAACTTTTTATCCTGTCTTGACTCCATTCCTGAATAGTCTGTATCTAGGTTGATTCCATACGGAACATCTGACCAAACCATCCCCACATCCCCAAACCTATCCCCCAACAAAGCCCGAACATTCCCCTCAATAGTAGAATCACCGCAGCTTATTCGGTGGCGACCTAACTGCCATATTTCACCCAACTTAACCCTTGATTCAATCTCATCTACCTTATCCAGAAGTTCGGCAATTTCTTCCTCGTTTTCCTCTTGCTGTTCAGTATCGCCAAACCCTTCACCCTTGCCAAACGATTCCAATAATTCATTTAATTTATAATCAGGGAAGAACTCACTAAAATCTACCTCTTGAGCTAAATCATTCAATAGATCAAAATCCCATGCACTGAAATCCGAGGCGGTATTATCAGCGATCGCATATTGTTTCCAATCCGACTCTGATAACCCTTTACGCTTAACAGCAACAATCGTATTACCATCGGCTTCTACAACCAAAACCTTCTCAATCCCTAGTTGACCCGCTTCCTCAAAGGTTCCATTCCCCGCACGGATAACGTCATTTTCATCAATAACAATGGAACGGCAAGCCCCAAACTGTTCTAAGGATTCGGAAATCACCTTAGCTGATAACGGCGTTCTTTTCCGTGCATTATTCGGATCGGGAGTTAGTTTGCTGATATCTGTCTCAGTAATTTTAGGTTTAGTCATGAGTTTTTGTGGTGACGTTTAATTTGTTAATTCTAACTTGGAATTATACTTGGATCAATCTAGCAACTTCTTTATTCCTTGTGCAAACCGCCCAACGGATAAAAGACAATACTATTCCTATAGCCACCTTTCTTTGTGGGCAGAATAGGTGTGACTCCGTGTAAGTTTGCCCATGCCGGATAGCAGATCATCGATCCGTCAACATTGTCAAAAACCAAATCGTAGTCTGGCACATGAAGATTTCCACCGTTGGCATTTTCTTTTTTAGAATAGATAACATTTACCGTATTTTTTAGATTCCTGTTATCTTGGTGATAATTGGCAGCTATATTATAATTACTAATTGAGCTAGTAAATAAATCTCCAAACCTAAACTTTTTTAAAACATTTTCCTCTATTGTTTTTTTCTGAATAAAATATTGTTCTGGCATAATATCTTTAATCAAATTCTCTGATAGTTTTGCTAATACTATCATTCCCTTAATAAAAGCAGATGCCGAACTCTTTAAATGAACCTGACTTATTGAATTAAAAGGTCTTCTTTGGTGGGGTTTGGCAGGAACAGCTCCGATTATTACAGATTCCTGTTCAACACTACTATATTCCCACGCTCCCGTCTCACTCTTGGTTCCTAGAGGTAAACGTCTGTACATTGTTGATTTAGGCACTCTTTTACTTCTTAATTCTTTGTTGCAATACCCCAAAACATCATTAACATCATTCGGTAAACTTCTGAGATAAAATCCAACCTTGTTCCCATCAGAATCAAGGAATAAAGTTGAGTCAATTACATTCGGAATTAGCTCTGGCGGGTTGTCATTTCTTTTGTAGCCGTGTTTTACAACTACTAATCTTTGCTCTTTCATTGGTACTAATTGCTAGTTAATTTTCTATTATAAAACATCTTTTAGTGCAGATACCAAAATGACACCAATATCTTCTCCTTTTTTCTTTGCTGTGTCATAAAGTTTTTTTGCTTCGTCGTACTTATCGGCAGGAAAATCAATAATTATACTTCTCTTGACGTTTGAGTTAAAATTTTCTGCTGTTGCATCTATATCCTCATCATCCATATTGATATAATCAGGGAAAACATTGATCCCTTCGTTCTTGCTACCCCCTAACTGTTCTAATAACTCATTTAATTTATCATCGGGGAAAAACTCAGATAGATCAACCTCTTGAGCTAAATCATTTAAAATATCAAAATCCCATGTTGAGAAATCAGAAGCGGTATTATCAGCGATCACATACTGTTTCCACTGCTCCTCTGTTAGCCCCTTCCTTTGAACTGCAACAATTTGATCTCCGGTTGCTTCGACAATTAGGACATTTTCCATCCCTAATTCCCTGGCTTCGGCTATTGTCCCGTTACCAGCGCGAATGATTCTATTTTCGTCAATAACAATACTGCGACAAGCACCAAATTCCTTGAGACTTTTGTTAATAACAGAAGCCGATTCAGGGGTTCGCTTCCGAGGATTCCGAGGTGTCAATTTTAGGTCGGCAATATCAACTTGTTCGATTTTGGGTTTCGTCATAAATCAATAATATCTTATGGTTGATTATGGTGTTCTGTCTATGTTAGCATCTAGTTGTCCATTTCGGCACGACTCGGAAGGAGTTCGGAATACTTTGAACAAACCTGATAATACAAGACTAGACCTTTTGATCAAAGCAGTCGAAATTTTAGTCGAGAATCCATACTTGTCCAACGTAAAAGTTGCCAAGTTAGTGGGGTGTGACGAAGGCTCTATTCGGCGATGGAAGAAGTTGGATATATGGAAAGAAGAAGAGCAAAAAATATTAAAAATAAGAATGGAGGTAGCAGGAAATATATTATCAAATATCGTAAAAGGTAATCAGAGTGAGCAAAGAAACCAAAGTCATCAGGATACTCAAAGTCATCAAAATACTCAAAGATATCAGAATACTCAAGGTGTTCGGGAGCAAAACGAGGATGTTAAAGATTTTGATCGGACTGACGTATTTGAAACAAAGAGACGGATTCAGTATCAAGCCAACCTAGAGAAACAGCAAGACGACTTAAAGTTATTCCTAGAGGCAATCAAGGCAACGGGCGTCCAATCGCTAAAGTTAGCAAATAAAACTTATACCGAGTTAGGGAAAATGGATAACCCTGTCAAGGCTTGCCAGCAGGGGACAAAGGCAGGGGTTCATTTTCACGTCCGTACGGGGATGGACGCAGTAAAGGAAGTAGACCGACTCATTGAACGAATCTATCAAATAGATCGGGTTCTTGAGTATATGGAACAACAAATTGGGACAGATGATTATGATTAACTTATATGGGACTACGTGTAACAGGCGAATCTACGGGAATGACAATACAAAAAAACACCCAATTAATACAGGGTGTTTTTGATTGATAAGATAACTCTTAACTATCGGCGTTAAAACCATCTACAATCCCCATCAAATCAGGAATTAAAGATTGAATCTTTAAATATTTTTCCGATAAAGCCCCCTCCATCGCCTCCAGCCGTGCCTCTATGTCAGGGTCAATTGTCGGGGTTTGTCGTGCCTCTAGTTTGGCAATTCTGTCCAGCAGTTCAGCGTAGCTTGATTTGGGCTTTTCAACCTTCCTCTCTAGTTTTACCTCGCCATCGGTTAAGGTTTCAATCCCACTAATCAGGATATCTCTGATCGTTTTTGATTGGTCATAGTTAACGCTCCCCCTGTTGTTAGGGGCTGTGGGGTAATGTTCCCGTCCGTAGGCTTCTATTGCAGTCAGAAGGTCGTCGGGACATCGGAAGTTAATCAGTCTGTTAGCCATAGGTTCTCTGTTTTACTTTGTGGGTTAAGTATAACACAACAATTGGGAATATAGGACAAATAACAGGACACATAACAGGACACATAACAGGACATATAACAGGACACATAACAGGACATATAACAGGACATATAAGTAAAACATTGTGTTTTATGTCTTACCTATAGAAAAGTCTGATGTAAAACACCTTGATAAAGTAAAACAAATCGGTTATAGTGTTGTACATAGGGTAAAGAAAAGCCCTTAAACCACTACGGAACCTTGAAACCATGGATAACTTTGAACGCTTCCTGACCTTAGCAACATCTAAAAGTGTTGATGAAACAAGATTTTGCTATAGCTACTACGACAATGAAGACATTGGTTTTCTTCCTTCAGGCTCGGAATTGCAAATCTACATCAATTTTGACGATAGCGTTGAACTTCGGTACATTGGCCCATCAGCCACAGAAGAATGCGTAGACGAAGAAGTTGAGTTTGGGCGGATGATAACTCTCCCAGAAATCATCAAATGGTTAAAATCGAAAATTAAATAAATCCTAAAACCCCTCCCTAGAGGGGAGTTTCACCCACCTATAACTCAACTGTCTTACTTTTAAGTAAAACCTATAAGTAAGACTAATCTAAAACTACTTGACATCTGTAAAGCATAGCTGTAAGATGTAAGACATCAGAGTAAAACAACCAATACAGTTTAACCCTGATAACGCAACACAACACAACACAGTCACTACATATAAGGACAACACAATGCTATTTACTCAACATATCAATGCTTTGACCGCTTCAGTCGATGGTATCCAATCTCAAATCGAATCTTTAGAATCACAACTCAGAACCTTACGCAGTCACAAAGCAGGATTTGAGTCTGAGTTGCAACAAATCCTAACCTTAGAAGGTGCGGCGGAATCAGCTATCAATCAAGCTCAAAGTTTCCTCAACGCCGCCGATTCTATGGGACGGACTGACTTGATTGAAACCTTCTGGGAGTCAATGGATGCTATGCAATCACCCGTTACCTATCAACTCCCAGAATCACCCGAACCCGAACCCGACACACCGAAACCAGAACCCATTAACCCGATAGAACCCGATACCGATGATACAGACACCATCACGGTTGACCCTATCCTAGAATCACCCGAACCCGACACCGACACACCGGAATCAGAACCCGATACTACACCGGAATCAGAACCCCGTAACCTTGCTGTTGAGTGTGCAGTGTTTAACCCTTCTACTGCCGATTTTGACAACCTCAAAGCATGGGTACGGAGTCACCAGGGGGATGATAAAACCCGACTACAAGGAACCCTAACCCGGCGCACAACATGGGAATACGCCGCCAAATTGATTCTTGAAAATCTAATCAGATAGGGACTTCTAACCTATCTGTAAGACTTATAAGTAAAACATATAGTAAAGTGTTTTGCTTATAAGTAAGACAAATGTAAAACTACTTGACAAAGTAAAACAAATTAGTTATACTGTTTTACATAGGGGTCAAGAAAACACTTCTTAAACACAACAGAGTCAGAAGGGCTACTTTCTCAGGGACGCCCAACCGACTCCAATCAACCCAATAAAGGATTCAATATCATGGTAGCTCAAATTCAAGTCACAACGACAACCGAGATCATCTCAAGCTATTACTCCGATTTTGACGGAATCACAATCGACACAATCTTAATGACCCATCCAGACGGTACAACTGAAATCCGTTATGGATGGACTGAATTAACGGAAAACGGTGGCACAGTCCACTTTATCCGAACCGAGAACGGGACGGTTTTAAACGGGAATTGGGCAACGACACGGAACAATAAATGGATGACCGCCTACAAATCACTACGGTCTGTAACAACCCAAACCCGACCCCAACCCGTGCGAATCCCCGTTATCCGTAGCTACGCTGGCAAAGCCTTCAGCGCTGGGCGAATCAAACCAAACACGCCCGATTTTGATATTACAGAAGCACAGATGAATAAAATACTAAGCGATGCCAGAGCGTCCCTTGGATTGTAAAACAATGGGGTTGAAAAATACCCCTATCTCCTCCTAACACTTCAAAGGTAATAATGCAAACACTTCAAAGCCCTGCAACTGCCACCAATACAGCCATTCTGCCCAATACTCCAAAGGATTTAAGAGTCGCTCTAGCATCCGGTCAAACGTTAGGAATTAACCGCCCGTTTCTGGACATACAGCGCGATTTATACCGGAAAGTTCCTGATTCTTATTATCAATTTAAAAGCAAAGGGGGAACTCAAATTATCTACCTCTCATGGGAATTATTAAGCTGTTGCATGGATTACATTGTACCGTGTTGGGAAAAGTCAATTGTTCTTAACCAGATTGGGGAACGGGTGACTGTTGAATGTACCGTAACCATCCATAGTTCCGACGGGTCATTCAAACGGACTGCCACAGGGAGCGACACTCTACTCGACGAGGGATATGGGGGGCCTGTAGTTGATGCAGAAAGTCAGGCATTCAGACGAGCCTTAGCCAATTTTGGATTTTGCTCTTATTTGTGGGATCGAGAAATTAGCAATGCCTTGATTAAAAGAATCAGAGGCTAGGAATTAACCAATTGAGAGGGATTAAAACCCCTCTCACCGCCTCAAAACAACACTATAAAGGACTTAAAACAATGACCGCTTATGATATGTTGTTTGATTGGGAACGCGATTAATACCCCTAGAACAACCGAGACCTGAGCAAGTCTTTAAAAGGCTCAACAAACCATTATTTATTTAAGGCAAAAAAAATGAACAATAACTACATCGCCAGCGTCGAACCCTTAATCTTCGACACCTACGAAGAATTTAAAACCTGGTTAGGGGAAGACAGCAAAAGCCCTAGTTTTATTGCACCAGGTATGATCGGATTTCCTTCTAAAAAGGAGAGCGATAAATTTATCTTAAATTACAAACCAGTCATAAGTTATGACTGTGGATCAGTCAAATACAACAAAATCTGGGGGAATCAATTCCTCTAGCCAATATCTGGGGGTGAAATTCCCCCAATTCAAACAATCAACCAAATCAACTAAAAGATTAGGTTGGGTTAAGAATCCAAAGATTAATTGTGAAAAGCTCAGAGGTTTACCACTCAACGAGATTCTAAAAATCAAAATGAAAGAGATAGGTATTGAAGAATCTGATTTCTTGTACCAACAATAAACCTTTATGGGAATTGGCGATCGCATAACTTCAACTCAACAGAAAGGAGGTGATGTTTAGACGAGGATCATCGGTCATCTGGTGTTTGTGTAAGTAAGACGAATCCGGGGTAGGAAAGACCCTTGAACTACCCTTTTTTTTAACAAATTAACAGGAGGATAATGAGCGAGTTTAGGGGATTTGTAGTCAAGAATAGTTTAGGTGCGGTTGTATTTTCAAGTTCAAGACACAGCGAAGCTAGAAAGGAATGTGAAAGGTTAAACCTTCTAGGCAATGACAAGTTTTTTATTGAGGAAAACTGGAAAGGTACACCAGTTTCGGTTATTACAAGGACAAGGAGAACATGAGAAAAACAATTACAACACAGACAATTTATGGACTAGGAAAAGCTCAAGCCACAGCTAGAAAATGGTTGGCAGTTAACCGACTTGATGATGATTATTGGGGGATAACTTATATTCCGTTTGGGGTACGTTTTCCTGGTTGGTTTGCTACAAAAAGAGATGCGATCGCAGCGTCAAAAATAGCAAGGAGAATATTCCCTTATCCATTCAAAAATAACGAACACCTGATGCCAACAGAAGCGCAGTGGTTTGAATCCCTAGAAGACAATCAAATCAATTTTTATAGATAGGAGAAATCAATTGAGAGGGTTTAAACTCCCTCTCCTAAACTTCACCAATAGGACTAAAAACAATGCAAAAATCTACTTTTAAGATTGCCACAAAATTTTCGGATGCTACTCGCACCGAACCCAGAAAACCTATCGAATACACAGAGGTAGAAGGGTTTGTTGTCGGGAATTGGGGAATTACTAATCATGGGGCCGGGGATGGGGGAATTACTAATCATGGGGCCGGGGATGGTTGGGTCGTCTACCATATTGTTAAGGGTTTGCGATTGTCCTATCTATATTTTGAGTGGGATAACGCCGTCGTTGTTTTGCAGATGACCGTTAAATTATTTGGGGAAAACAACGACGGCGAACCGACCTCCGATAATTATAAAAAATCCTGTGATTGGGAGCGCGAAGCACGCCTAATAGCGGCCCGCGATTGTCTTTATTTTGATGATGATTGCGATAGTGACGATGATTAATTGATTTGATTGTCAAGAATAACCAATAATCCCTAGGGGTCAAGCTAACCTCTAGGGATTAGTTTTATTTTACGCTTGGGGATTGTTTGGAGGTAATGAAAGATATTCCCGACAAAAGCATTGATATGATTCTTTGCGATTTACCCTATGGCACTACAGGATGTAAGTGGGATACAACAATAAATCTTGATAAACTTTGGATTCAATATGAAAGAATAATAAAAGATAATGCAGCAATAGTTTTAACCGCCCAGACACCCTTTGATAAAGTTTTAGGCTGTAGTAATATAAAATTACTAAGATATGAGTGGATTTGGGAAAAAAATAACGCTACAGGTCATTTGCAAGCAAAAATAAAACCCATGAAAGCTCACGAAAATATCTTAGTATTTTACAAAAAAATACCTATATATAATCCACAAAAAACATTTGGACATAAAACTGCTAATAAAACTACAAAAACAATTGATGCTCAAAATAAAACGACTATGTATGGTCGATTGACATCAGAAGTTAAAACAGGCGGAAATACAGACAGATATCCACGAAGTGTCGTGTATTTTCAATCAGATAAAAATAAATCTTCACTACATCCTACTCAGAAGCCGATTGCATTATTTGAATATTTAATCAAAACCTATACCAATGAAGGTGATTTAGTTTTGGATAACTGTTGTGGAAGTGGTACAACTGCTGTAGCAGCTATAAATACAAACCGTAACTACATCTGCATTGAAAAGGAAAAGGAATATTTTGATATAGCTTGTGATCGCATCTCCCAGCCTAGAGAATATTCAGAATCAGAATTAAAAACTATGGAATTAAAACAATTAAGTTTGTTTGATGTGACTTGAATTACCCCAAAATATTAAATTTATATTATAATATAAATAGGCAACTCAATCAAAAGTTAAGCCTTTTAATTGAGTCTAAACACAACCTACTGATGCGGAGTAAATCATGTCTAATCTTAATGTTACTACACAAAATAATACTTTAGTTGTTGATTCCCGATTGATCGCTGAGGATTTAGGGATTGAACATCGGGCTTTAGTCCAAACTATCAAAAAAACATCAAAGCGTTATAGAGCAACACTTTGGGGTTGTTACATTTGAAATGTCGAAACCCCTAGAAGGTAGCCAGGGCGGTCGTCCTGAGAATATAGCCTATCTGACAGAGGATCAAGCCACGCTTTTGATGTCATTCTCCCGAAATACCGAACAGGTTATTAATTGCAAAGTCAATCTTGTTAAGGCTTTCTCCCTTGCTAAAAATAACTATGCTCAGACCCCGCCAACGTTACCCCAAAACTACAAAGAGGCATTAAAGGCGTTAGTTGCTGAAGTCGAAGCACGGGAGCGATTAGAAGCCGAAAAAACATTACTTGAAAGTGAGAATCATCAACTCTCAGAAGCGTTAGATGAGCTTTTTGACTACTCATCCATTGTACGGATTGCCAAGTTTAACAAAGTTCACGAGTCTAATTTTAGTTGGCGACCGCTCAAAGCCATGAGTATTGAAATGGGAATAGAGATTAAGAAAGTGCCAGACGCAAGATATGAGTTTAAGAATATCTACAGTCACGATGTTTGGCGTGTAGTTTATCCTGACGTGAAGTTGCCAGAGACTACGACGTTAGTGATTAAAAGATAATTCTTGATTAAATAGCCCCTGTAATTAGGGGTTGTTTAATAGATATAATACTGGGTAATATTAATTAAATGAATGTGAATGCTAAATCAAATTATTCATGGGGATTGTTTTGAAGTTTTAAAGGATATTCCCGACAATTATTTTGATAGCTTGATAACAGATCCACCCGCAGGAATTAGCTTTATGTCAAAGGAATTTGACCACAATAAAGGGGGTATGCTTAACTGGATTAATTGGCTATCTGAGATAATGGCAGAATGTTTAAGGGTGATGAAACCCGGAGCCTGTGGCTTGGTTTGGAGTCTTCCCAGAACATCACACTGGACGGGTATGGCTTTGGAGTTAGCAGGGTTTAGAATTATTGATATTTGCCATGTTGCACAGGGCCAAGGATTTCCAAAAAGTCAGGATATTTCAAAGCAAATCGATCAATTGTTTGGGGAAGAAAGGGAAGTTATAGGACTAAAAACTAGACCAGATGGCACGCAGCGACCTAATTATAAAAACTGGGGAGAAAATGATTGCTGGAAAGGATTAGCCCGTAATGAGTGTGAAACCACCCCAAAATCCCCCGAAGCTAAACAATGGGACGGATGGAAAACGCCGGCACTAAAACCAGCCGTTGAGGGTTGGTGGTTAGTTCAAAAGCCTATATCGGAATCAAGTATTGCTAGAAATATTTTAAAACATGGCGTTGGTGGTTTGAATATTGAGGCTACAAGAATTGGTGTAAAAGAAAATGACCCAAATAATAGGATAAACCCAACAAAATCAAGCGATTTCCATAAAACTGTGTTTGGCGTTGGTATAGGAAATGTAACATGTCCTAGAGGGCCTAAAGATATAGGACGATACCCTGCTAACCTAATCCTTTCCTGCGG